AGGGTGGGATCGTCTTGCCGAGGACCAGCGAGAGGCGCTGGAAATGATCCAGCATAAGGTCGCTAGGATTTTGAACGGCGACCCGAATTACCTTGATAATTGGGTTGACATCTGCGGTTATTCGCAGTTGGTGGTAAATAGACTGGAAAAAGAGGAAAGCTCAAAATGACAGCAAAAGATTACAAAATACTTGCTGCACTTCTTATTGCGTTTTGCGTTTTGCGTTTTTTAAGCTGGCTTTGTTTAGGCTCAGACGATTGCGCGTAAGCGCCTTCCTAGTGGTGCGGTTGTATGCGTTGCAGGGTCAAAAGGTTTTTAACCTTGCGTCGTAAATTATTTTATTCGTCGCCAGTGTTAATCTCGAACCAGTCTGGATTTAGTGAGAGAATGTGTTGTTTGCCGTCTCTGCTGATGAATTTGTCGATTGTTATCAGGCCGGGGTAACCTTGCGTCATGATGGTGTTGCGCTCCATCTCTGCGTTCTGATAAAGCGCGGTGGGGATTTTGCAGGCTGAGTGCTTTGTGACGAATTCGTTGATTGCTTGCAGGCCGGTGGTGTTGAGGATGTATTGCTGATGCATTTTTTTCTCCTTGTTTGTTTGCGTTGATGTGTCAACTATAGGGCATGCAAATATTAGGTGCAAGTGGAATGTGTGAAATTGTGTTGTTTTAGATTGTGAGGAGTTTGATTGATGGAAAAGAGGCCGCTTGCTAATAAACGCACACGCTCAGATAGTGAAGATCGAAAGCAGCTTGCCGAAATCGTTTTGGATGGCATGCATAACGGTCTGAGTTTGTTTAAAGCCTGCCAGAAGGTCGGAATTGCGCACAGCACGTTTATTGCGTGGGTAAATGAGGATGCGGCGTTAGCTGACAGGTACGCATGCGCTAGAGACAACCTGATAGAGCGCATTGCCGAAGAGATCATGGAGTTGAGCGATCAGACGGTCGGAGAGCAGCCAGACGGTAAAAAAGACTGGGCGGCAGTGCAGAAGCATAGGCTGCAGGTGGATTCTAGGAAGTGGCTGCTTTCTAAGCTCGCGCCAAAAAAATACGGCGACAAATTAGAGCTAAGCGGCGATCCAGATCGGCCGCTGGCGATTCAGAAGATAGAGCGCGTGGTGGTGAAGAAGTGATCAATCTTATGCACGGCGACTGCCTAGAGGTGCTGCGCACGCTGCCAGACAACAGCGTTGATTCCGTTGTCACTGACCCGCCATACGGACTGTCATTCATGGGTAAGAAGTGGGATTATGACGTGCCGGCCGTCGAGGTATGGGCCGAGTGCCTGCGCGTGCTGAAGCCTGGCGGCCACCTGCTGGCGTTCGCGGGCACCCGTACGCAGCACCGCATGGCCGTGCGTATTGAGGATGCGGGGTTTGAAATCCGCGACATGATTGCTTGGGTCTACGGGTCGGGCTTCCCCAAGTCGCTGGACGTGTCCAAGGCGATTGACAAGGCGGGCGGCACCCTCGACGGCGCCTACGACATCACCGCCCCCGCCACCGAAGCCGCCCAACAATGGCAAGGCTGGGGCACAGCGCTGAAGCCCGCCATGGAAATGATCACCATGGCCCGTAAGCCGCTGGTGGGCACCGTGGCAGAGAACGTGCTGGCGCATGGGACGGGGGCGATTAATGTGGATGGGTGTCGGGTGGGATGCGAAGCCCGGCCAGTGATGGTGCGCACTGAAACCGTGGTCTCCGCAACATCAATGAACGGACAGAGCACGGGGGCAACGTCAAGCGGCGAGCTGACAACATCCGGCCGCTGGCCGGCGAACCTGATCCACGACGGAAGCGAAGAGCCCTGCGCGCTGCTGGGTGATGCGGCGCGGTTCTTCTACTGCGCTAAGGCCAGCAAGCGGGACCGCGAGGATAACAACAACCACCCAACGGTAAAACCAACAGACTTGATGCGCTACCTTTGCCGCTTGGTTACTCCGCCCGGCGGCGTGGTGCTCGATCCGTTCATGGGCAGCGGTAGCACTGGCAAAGCCGCGATGTTGGAAGGCTTCCAGTTCATCGGCATCGACATCAGCGACGAATACTTGGAGATTGCCCGCGCACGCATTAACGCAGTGCAGCCTAATCTTTTATGACGACCCTACGCATCGAAACGCCAGAATGGGCTCTGCCACTGCTAGAACCTGCACGCTATAAAGGCGCGCATGGTGGGCGCGGCTCTGGGAAATCGCACGCCTTCGCCGAGATGCTAATCGAGGCGCACATCATGGACCAGAAGCGGCGCAGTGTATGCGTGCGTGAGGTTCAGAAATCGCTGGCTCAGTCTGTTAAACGCCTGCTAGAGCTGAAGATTGAGCAGATGAATGCGGGCGCGTATTTCGAAGTGCAGGAGGCGTGCATCAAGTCTAAGCGCGGCGATGGGATGATTATTTTTCAGGGCATGCAGAACCACACAGCCGACTCGATCAAGTCGCTGGAAGGCTACGATTGCGCGTGGGTAGAGGAGGCGCAGAGCCTGTCACAGCGAAGCCTAGACTTGCTGCGACCGACGATCCGAAAGCCTGGCTCCGAGCTCTGGTTCACGTGGAATCCGAGCCAGTCGACGGACCCGGTTGATGTGCTATTGCGTGGCGAGAAGCCGCCTCCCGATTCGGTTGTGTTGGCCGTCAACTTCGACGACAACCCGTGGTTTCCAGACGTGCTACGCGCAGAGATGGAATACGACCGAGGGCGCGATCCAGACAAATATGCGCACGTCTGGCGTGGTGGCTACCTGCAGAATAGCAGTGCTCGCGTGTTTCAGAACTGGCGTGTGGAGGAGTTTGAAGCGCCAAAAGACGCGGTTCATCGGCTCGGCGCTGACTGGGGATTCGCAACTGACCCGACAACATTGGTGCGCTGTCACATTGTAGGACGAGCTCTGTATATCGATTACGAGGCGTTTATGGTGGGCTGCGAGATCGTCAACACGCCTGAGCTATTCATGACGGTGCCGGAATCAGAAAAATGGCCTATCGTGGCGGATAGTTCGCGCCCTGAGACAATAAGCCATATGCGAAAGAACGGATTCCCAAAGATCATGGGCGCGGTAAAAGGTGCAAAATCGGTCGAGGAGGGCATTGAGTGGCTGAAATCATACGATATCGTTGTGCATCCTCGATGCACGCACACTATTGACGAACTGACGTTCTACAGTTTTAAGACCGACCCTCTCACAGGTAAAGTGCTGCCAATCTTGCAGGACAAAAAGAACCACGTCATTGATGCGCTGCGGTACGCGTGCGAAAGTGTGAGACGAGCACAACCGTCTAAAGTGACAAGTTTCACCCCGTTGCCAGTAATGAACAAATGGTGAGACAATCGGACAAAATAAGGAATGCCATGTCCAGAATTTCCAAAGAACAGCAACTAGCCAATCTGCACGCTGAGGCGCTTACCGAGTTTGACAATATTCAGTCGGCGCTTCGTGATGAGCGCCTGCAATGCTTGCAGGATCGCCGCTTTTACAGCCTGGCCGGTAGCCAATGGGAAGGCCCGCTCGCTGACGTGTACGAGAACAAGCCGAAATTCGAGGTGAATAAGATTCACCTAGCGGTTATTCGAATCATTAACGAATACCGAAACAATCGCATTACCGTTGATTTCGTGAGCAAAGATGGCGAGTCGCGCGACAAACTGGCGGACACATTAGACGGACTGTACCGCGCCGACGAACAGGACAGCGTTGCGGATGAGGCATACGACAATGCATTCGAAGAATCGGTTGGTGGCGGTATTGGTGCATGGCGGTTGCGCACTGTCTACGAGGATGACGAGGATCCGGAGGACGACCGCCAGCGGATCCGCATTGAGCCTATCTTTGATGCAGACTCGTCGGTCTTTTTTGACCTAGAGGCGAAGCGCCAAGACAAGGCGGACGCTAAACGCTGCTTTGTTATCACGGCTATGACGCGCGAGGCGTATAAAGATACGTGGGGAGATGACCCGACAAGCTGGCCTAAAGTGATTCACCAATACGAGTTTGATTGGTGCACGCCGGATGTGGTATATGTGGCCGAGTATTACCGCGTCGAAGAAAAGAGCGAAACCGTGCGCATCTATCGCACGATAGCAGGCGACGAGGAGCGCTACACGCAAGCAGACTTTGAGAATGACGAGAACCTAGAGGAAACATTGCAGGCCATTGGCTCTGTTGAGGTTCGTCGCAAGAAGTTCAAAACCAAGCGCGTGCATAAGTACATTATGTCCGGCGGGAGAATCCTCGAAGATGCAGGCTACATTGCGGGCAAATGCATCCCGATTATTGTGGTCTACGGCAAGCGCTGGTTTGTTGATAACGTTGAGCGCTGCATGGGCCACGTGCGCCTAGCGAAAGATGCGCAGCGCCTAAAAAACATGCAGCTGTCTAAACTTGGCGAGATCAGCGCGTTATCATCCGTCGAGAAACCTATTCTCACTCCTGAGCAGGTTGCTGGCCACCAGGTTATGTGGGCCGAGGACAATCTAAAAGATTATCCATACCTGCTAATCAATCCTGTCACTGATCAGAACGGTAACCAATCAATTAGCGGACCTGTCGCATATACGCGCAGTCCAGCAATTCCGCCTGCAATGGCTGCATTGCTACAGGTCACCGAACAGGACATGCAGGAGATTTTAGGCAGCGCACAGCAGGCCGATAAAATGGTGAGCAACATCTCCGGCAAAGCCGTTGAGATGATCCAGCAGCGCCTAGACATGCAGACGTTTATTTACATGTCTAATTTTGCTAAAGGGATGAAACGCTGTGGCGAGGTCTGGCTCTCGATGGCCAAAGACATTTACATCGAAGAACGACGCAAGATGAAGGCAATCACGGCAGGGAACGAGGTTCAATCTGTCGAATTGATGAAGCCAATTCTTGATGAAGAAACGGGCGCAGTCGTATTAGAAAATGATCTCAGCAATGCTAAGTTTGACGTTAACGTTGAGGTTGGCCCTTCATCAAGCAGCAAGCGTTCATCTACCGTTCGCGCACTGACTGGCATGATGGCGATTAGCGATGATCCAGAAACCAAGCAGGTTCTTCAGGCCATGGCCATGATGAACATGGAGGGTGAGGGCATTAGTGACGCGCGCGATTTCTTCCGCAAAAAACTGGTGCGCATGGGCGTTGTTGAGCCTACGGAGAAAGAGGCGGAGGAGCTGGCAGCAATAATGCAAGGGCAGCAGCCTGATCCGCAATCTATGTATCTAATGAGCGCCGCTCAGGAAGCTGAAGCAAAAGCCGCGCAGGCTCGCGCAAGTACTGTTAAGACAATTGCAGATGCCGAGCTTTCGCGTGCGCGTACTGTAGAGGTGTTATCCAATGTTGATATGGATTCTCAAGACCACGCGCTGAACTTGGCGCGTGATATTGGCGGCACTGTGACAAATCAGGTGCAGCCAATGCAATAATTTAACGGTATCCACCCGCCGTTTTAATGGGTGAGTTTAATGGGGTAAATGATGGTAAAAACGGCAGAAACAGGAGATCAAATCGAAGTTGAAGGCATCGAGGCAAATGCAGACGATGAGCATGTCGAACAAGTCAGTGATGAGCAATCAATCACAGAACATGAGAACGGCGAATCGGAAAGTGAACCAGCCAAAGATGACGAAGACGAGGTTGTAGTTTCCATTGGTGAGGAGTCGCCACCTCCAGCAGAAGAACCTCGTGCGCCTGAATGGGTTCGCGAGTTGCGTAAACAGAACCGCGAAAAGGAACGTCGCATTCGAGAACTTGAAGCTAAGTTGCAAACCACAGCACAAACTGAGAACAAGCCGGTTGTGTTAGGGGCGAAACCAAAGCTAGAGGATCACGATTACGACACCGACAAATTCGAAGCTGCTTTATCTGATTGGTACGAGCGAAAACGCGCAGCTGATCAAGACGCCGAGAAAGCGCGCCAAGAAGAACAGGCGCAGCACGACGCTTTACAGGCAAGACTTGATTATTACAGTAAGGCTAAAGCCGGGCTAAATGTTAAAGACTTTGAAGATGCTGAGTATGTAGTTCATGATCTTTTTGACTTGACACAGCAATGGATGGTGGTTCACGGCGCAGAAAATCCTGCACTGGTAGTTTACGCACTCGGCAAGAATCCTAAGAAGGCAAAGGAGATCGCTGACATCAAAGACCACGTAAAGTTCGCCTTTACGGTTGCGAAACTGGAGAAAGAATTGAAAGTTACAAACCGAAAGGCGGCACCACCACCCGAGCGCACTGTGCAAGGAACTGGCAGAGTGTCTGGGGCGGTTGACTCAACCCTAGAACGGCTGCGAGCTGAAGCCGAAAAGACTGGCGATATTTCAAAAGTCATGGCTTATAAACGGCAGCTTCGTAATAAATCTATTTAATCAGGAGTTTTAAAAATGGCTAATAGCTTTAGCAAAGAGGAACGCGTAGCGTTTGAGGATATTCTGGAAGGCTTCCAGGATGCTTTGGTACTGTCCAAAAACGTCGCGGTGTACAACACCGACCAGACTATGATGGAGCGCACTAACAATGTTATCTGGCGCCCTCAGCCGTACATTGCCACGTCGTACAATGGAACCGATATGTCGTCGAACTTTGACGATTTCACGCAGTTGTCTGTTCCCGCAACTATCGGGTTTAGCAAGTCGGTCCCGTGGGTTATGACTGCAACTGAGCTGCGCGATAGCCTGCAAGAGGGTCGTCTTGGCGACGCTGCAAAACAGAAGCTGGCTTCTGACATCAACGTTGCAATCATGAACGTTGCAGCTAATCAGGGAACACTGTTCGTTAAACGTACTGCTGCAGCATCTGGTTTTGATGATGTAGCTCAGTGCGAGGCCATCATGAACGAACAAGGCGTTCCGTCTTATGATCGTTTCTTGGCTCTGTCCACTCGTGACTATAACGGCATGGCGAATGATCTGTCGAAAGCCTCTCGTTCCTTTGGTAACGAGATCAGCGACCGCGCACTGCGCAAGGCGTTTGTCGGCGAAATGGCCAGCTTCCAAACCTATAAGTTTGACTACGCAAACCGCAAAGCAGCTGCTGCCGGTGGTGCAGGTCTGACCGTTGATACCCGCGTCTCTGCTGGCAATTACTATGTCCCGAAAGCGACATCTGTTGCTGCTACTGGTGAAACTGCTAACGTAGACAACCGTTTCCAGACCATCACTGTCTCCAGCACAACCAACGTTGCTGCAGGCGATGCATTCACCATCGCTGGCATTAACGCTGTGCATCACATCACCAAAGGCGATACCGGGCAGCTTAAGACTTTCCGCGTCATCTCTGTGCCAAGCGCAACCACTCTGGTTATCAGCCCACCGCTGATTACCGCGCAGGGCGGCACCGACGCAGAAATTCAGTATCAGAACTGCGTTGCAAACACGACTGCATCCAATGCCTCTATCGTGTTCCTGAATACGGTCAGCAACTTTGTGAACCCGTTCTGGCAGCGTGATTCGCTTGAGATTCTGCCCGGTCGTTATGCCGTTCCTGCTGATGCTGGCGCTGCTGTGATGCGTGCTTCTACTGACCAAGGCATCGAGTTGGTCATGCAGAAGCAGTACGACATCAACACGATGAAAACTAAATATCGTCTCGATACTCTGTTTGGCGTGGTGAACAAGCAGCCGGAAATGTCTGGCGTGATCATGTTCTCGCAGACCTAAGAAACACTGGCCGGAGAAATCCGGCCTTTTTAAAATTTAGAAAGGAAAATTATGTCTAACATCGTTGCAGTCAACGGAAAAGCTACCGTTACCATCCCGTCTGGCGAATCCATTGCAGTTTTCACGCAAGGTGAAGCGCAGGTTTCCCGTACTATCGGGTTTCCTAACTATCCTGACCAAACTACTTTGATTGGCACCGTAAAGAATGGCCAGACCGTTTTCGGTTCCTATTCTGCCGGCGCAACCATCGTTGTTGAGTCTACCGGTAGCCAGCCTGTTTATTATGAAGTCGGCACCGCTCCCCAAGTGCAGCAGCTGCGTCTTAATTCCCAAGTTCAAGGCGCTCCCACTGACATTGCAGACGGCGGCTCAATGGCATTTACCGCTGCTTCTCTGTTGAGCGGCATCGTTACCGCCACTCCAACTGCTGGCCGTAATATCCAGCTTCCCACTGGTGCTGTTCTTGATGCGGCGTCGGAATTTGCAGTTGGTGACAGTTTCGATTTCTCGCTGATCACGCTTGCTGCATTTGCTCTTACGATCACCGTCAACACTGGCGTAACGATCGTTGGCGCTGCTGCTACCGCTGGCACTTCCGGCGCGGCTGCTCGCTTCCGCGTCCGCAAAACGGCTGCTGATACCTTTGTTGTGTATCGCCTGTCCTAAGCTGTAAAAATAGCCCGGGGAGCAATCCTCGGGCTTATTACTGGAGCAAATAAAATGCCGCTGAAAAAAGGCTACAGCCAGAAAACAATTAGCTCTAACATCTCCAAAGAGGTGAAATCGGGCAAGCCACAAAAGCAGGCTGTAGCGATTGCACTATCTACCGCGCGCACTGCTGCATTGAAAGCTGGAAAGCCTAGCAAGGCTCCTGCAAAGGCGAAAAAATGAAAACTGGTCTTTATGCGAATATTCACGCGAAGCGTGAGCGCATTGAAAAAGGATCTAAAGAACGAATGAGGAAGCCTGGCACTAAAGGCGCCCCTACAACTGCGGCGTTTAAATCCGCTGCTAAGACAGCAAAGAAAGCAAAGTAATATGGAATACCCTGTTCTTGTTTATCGCTGCCCAGGCGAGCATTTTGGGCCAAGCGGAACGACTTATGGATTTACTGTAGCCAATGACGAAAAGGAATGCGCTCATTTGCTGGCCAATGGATGGAGTGAGAGCTTAATTAAAGCAGTAGACGCGTTTTTAAACCCGTCAAAATCGGTGGAGGATTTTGAAGAATCAGCGGATAATTCGCCAATTACCCGCGAGGAATTGGAACTGAAAGCCCGTGAACTCGGGGTTAAATTTGACGGCAGGACAACAGACGCGCTACTGCTAAGGCGCATTGAACAAGCCATAGGTGGATAAGATGGGATACAGCAAGCGCCAATTTATTGCAGCTGCATTCGAGGAAATCGGCCTTGCTTCGTATGCATTTGATCTTCAACCGGAACAGCAGCAATCGGCGCTTCGTAGGCTGGATTCGATGATAGCTGATTGGAATGGAAAGGGCATCCGTCTAGGATATCCGATACCGGGAAGCCCACAATTCAGCGATCTTGACGAGCCATCAGAGGTTCCTGATAGCGCCAATGAGGCAATCATCACAAATCTTGCGCTAAGACTTGCGCCAAGCTACGGCAAGACCGTTTCGCCAAATACACAAGCAACCGCCAAAGACAGCTACAACACTGTTCTTTCACGCGCCGTTCATCCTAACCAGCAACAACTACCAGGAACTATGCCTGCCGGGGCTGGCAATAAGCCGTGGCGTGTGTATGACAACCCATTTATTAGGCCACCAGTTGATCAGGTAACAGTCGGTCCTGATGGACCGCTAGAATTTAATTAAGGTGAAAACATGGCTCAGATAAACCAGTTGCCGTTGATGTCTAGTATCTCGTCTGGCGAGCAATTGCCCGTCTATAGTCCGAACAATGGCGATGCACGGCGCGTATCTATCGGGACTTTGCTTGACTACTTCGAGCAGACATTTGCAAGCCCGTCGCTTGCGACCAATTTTTATACGCCTGGAACTGGTTTCAATATTGCGGTTCCAACGCCAGTATCGCAACAGTGGATTCTGATTCAGCCTGCTGGCACTCTTGCTGCTGGAACGGTAACTTTGCCGCTTAATACGCAGACGCCAGATGGCACGGAAATTCTGATTACAACGACTCAGCAAATTACCTCTTTTACCCTTGCATTGAATGGCGCAACTGCCGCGTATGGAAAACCTAGCACTCTATCCGCTGAGGATTTTTTCCGAGTGCGCTTTGTGCAATCCACCAATTCTTGGTATCGAATTTCTTAATATTTAAAGGATTATCAAATGTCAGTTAACGCAACATTTAATCCGTCATACACAAAAGGAGTTGTTGTTGCTCCTTCAACAGTTTCTGCTGCTTCAGTTATTGGGGCTGGTTCAAAATCGCTATGCGTCACAAATCTAGGCTCATTCGTTGTGTATGTTAGCGTCGGCACATCTGGAGTTGTAGCAACTGCGGCGGATTATCCTGTATTGCCACTTACTCAGGTGTCTTTAAGTAAAGATCAGGACGCCACGCACGTTGCGTATGTAACTGCATCTGGAACTGGGTTTTTGCATATTATGCCTGGCGAAGGGTTCTAAAAATGTCCAGAAATAGGGCCAGGAGCAGAGCTAGAGCACTGAGTATTTTTAGCGATTCAGCTATTAGTCTCGACTTTATTCCAATTGCTGGAACATCTCCGGCTCTAGATCCTCGCATCACATTTACTAGATCAACAACAGGCACATACGTTAATAGCGCTGGCGTGGTTGCTAGCGCTGCGATTAACGAGCCCAGGTTCGACTACGATCCCGTTACTAGGGCACTCAAAGGTCTGCTTATTGAGGAGTCGAGGACGAACCTGCTGACGTACTCGGAGCAGTTTGACAATGCGGCTTGGTCGCTTGTTAGGGCGAGCATTACTTCAAACACAATTGGAGCGCCAGACGGCACACTTACTGCCGATAAGCTGGTTGAGGATACTACAGCAGCAAATACTCACGTTACACGCCGTGGCGGAGGAATTTCTATTACAACAGGGACAGCCTATACGTTTTCCTGTTTTATGAAAGCTGCTGGCAGAACACATGGCGCATTGCTATTTGATACCACAAACTCTGTTTTTGCAGCCAATAGTTATGTGATTTTTAGTTTAACTGATGGTTCTATTACGCTGAATCCAAACTCATTGCCCGCTTCAATTACCTCGTTTGGCAACGGCTGGTATCGGTGCTCTGTTACTGCAACATCTTTGGCTACTGCACTAGGCGTGGTAGGCATATACACTGCATTGAGCAACACATTAACAACTAACGGTGACGGCACAAGCGGCATTTACATCTGGGGCGCTCAACTAGAAACAGGATCCTTCCCCACCAGCTACATCCCCACCACCACAGCAGCAGTCACTAGAGCAGCAGACCTCGCTAGCATGACTGGGACGAACTTCTCTAGCTGGTATAACCAGACTGAGGGGACGATCTACCTACAAGCACAATGCTTGGCAGCTATCACGGCACAGACGTATCTGGCCATTGATAATGGCACATCCAATAATCTAATAACTGTTAGAACAAGCCCGTCTAACGCAACATTTGAGAGGAGCCAAGTTGTTGATGGTGGTGTAACTCAAGCGGCACTTGGATCAAGTGGATATGTAGCAACATCAATAAATGATTTTGCATTTGCGTATAAAGCAAATGACTTTGCTCGGTCATTTAACGGCTCTTCTGTTGCCACCGACACATCTGGAACAGTACCAACTGTCAATCAGATGTTCATTGGCTCAGAACGAGGGCAATATTTTGTTAACGGCCACATTCGCCGCATCGTCTATTACCCCACTCGCCTAAGCAACGAAGAGTTGCGAGCGTTGACATCATATTCACGAAATATTCCGCTCTGGACTCCCGCGCAAATCTCAACGGCATTGTGGCTTGACGCTGCTGATGCCAGCACGATTACGCTCAATGGGTCTACGGTTAGCCAGTGGAACGATAAGTCTGGGAATGGACGAAATGTATCGCAGCCTACTGCAAGTGCGCAGCCTACGTCAAACACTAGGACATTAAACGGCTTGAACGTCCTTGATTTTAATGTGGACATAATTGGTCGCAGCACGCCATTCGTAACAATTAATACGCCCTGGCTTGTTTACTCTGTAATCACATTTGATAACTTTACTGGCAATCCGGTATATATAGGGCTAC